GGTGAGTGCAATTACGAATTTTCAGAGTTGGTTGACTGGTTGACCCGGTTGACTGGTAAAGGTTGACTGGTTTACTGATGACGATGAATCAAGTTGAGTACGCAAATCACCGTGGGGTGAAGAAGCAGTACATCAACCGGCTCGTGAGTCAGGGTGTGATCCCCCTCGGTGCCGACAAACGCATTGACCCGAGCGTCGCTGATGCGATTCTCGAAGCGCGTTCGGATCCGTCGCGTGAAGGCGTCGTCAAGTCGAATGCCGAGCGCTACGGCAAGCCGATTAGTCCTGCCATACAGCAATCTTTGATCATGCATCCTGACGAAGTCGGGATCATTGCCAATTTGTCGAAGCTGCCCGGCCCGGCTGATGTCAACAAGACCGTCAAATTCGGCGATGCGAAGACAAAGCGCGAACAAGCGTTGGCAGAAACGGCCGAGTTTGACCTCGCCGTCAAACGTGGTGAATACGTTGAGCGATCTACCGCCGGATCTCTCGCGAAGTCTGCCGGCAAAGCATGGCGCAACCTGCTCACGGAAGTGCAGGTGACGCTGCCCAGCGCCATGATCGGCGTCGTCAAAGAGTACGCATCAAAGCTTGACCCGGACATTTACCTGCTTATGGAGCACGGTTTCCGACTCGCTGTGACAGAAGCGCATCGCATCGCGCTCACTCAGGTGGCCAACGAAGTAAAAGCGCTCGCTGACTCGCACGACGCCGCGACCAACTAGCCCGCATGTACAGCCCGAACAAAACCAACGCCGACAATGAGCCTGGCGCGCAGTACCTTGCCCGCATGTGGCGCGAGGGTCTGGAAATGCCCTCCAATCTCACGATTGACGAATGGGCTGACCAGCACCGCTACATCGCTGGCGGCATGTCACCGATTGCTGGCAAATGGATCACTGATCGCATGCCGCACCTGCGCGAAATCATGGTCGCGCTCAGTCCGTCGCATCCGTGTACCGATGTCACCTTCATGGGGTCATCGCAGACCAGCGGCAAAAGCGACACGCTGATCAACTTTCTCGCATACCACGTCCAGCACGACCCCGATTCGATGCTGGTCGTCATGCCGACGCACAAGCAAATCAAGCGTTTCTCGAAACGCTTTGATCGCAACGCCGAAGCCACACCGCTTTTAAAAGAAGCGCTGCGCCCCCGATCACGTCGTGATGCAAACAGCGCCGAGCTGAAAGAATACGACGGCGGCATGATGTATTTCGGCTCTGCCGAATCGCCGACCGACTTGGCGTCTGTCACCTGCCGCATCGTCGCCCAAGATGAGGTAGACCGCTACCCACAAGACCTGGAAGGCGAGGGCGACCCGACCATCTTGGCCGACGCGCGGACCACCAATTACAAGTCCCGCGCCAAGCGCTACAAATGCTCCTCCCCCACGGTCGAGGCGCTGTCACGAATCAATCGCAGCTTTCTGCTGGGCGATCAGAGTTACCGCTTTATCCCGTGCCCGCATTGTGGCGAGTATCAGCGGTTGGTGTGGGAGGGTATTGACTGGTCGGCATCGGGCAACCCGAAATCGGCGGTCTATCTCTGTCAAAAGCATGGTTGCGTGATCGAAGAGCACCACAAGGCCGAGTTTCTGCGCAACGGTGTCGCCGAATGGCGCGCTACGCACCCCGAGCGCTCACTGTTCCATCGCTCGTTCCAGATTTCCGCGCTCTACTCCTCTTTGGGGCTCGGCATATCTTGGGGCAATCTCGCACAAGAGCGAGTGGATTGCAAGGGCGAAAAGAACAAGGTCAAGGTGTTCATCAACACCCGTGAGGGGTTGACGTTCGTCGACAACGACGAAAAAGTCGATTGGGAGCGTGTCAAAGAGCGAGCTGAAAAATACCCGCTGCGCCTCGCGCCCACGCGCTGCTTGCTGTTCACCGCAGCGGTCGACGTGCAAAACAATCGTTTTGAATATCTGATTGTTGGCTGGGATCGAGATCGGCGTTGCACGGTTATTGATCACGGCGTCATCATGGCCGACACGGGTCGCCTTGAAAGCTACGAGCTCCTGACCGAGTATTTGCGTCGCCCCATCGAGACTGAATTCGGCACCTGCATCATCCCGGACATCGCGCTCGTCGACTCTGGTTTCCTGCAGCACCACGTCATGCAATTCACCCGCGCGCATCGCGGTGATCGCTGGTACGGCACCAAGGGTGCCAAAGAGCGCAACGCTCCGCTGATCGGCAAGTCACGAAAAGTCGAAGTGATGATCAACGGCAAGCCGGACCGCTTTGGTGGCGAGCAATATTCAATTGGCACCAACGCCGCCAAAGATTTCATCTACGCCAACCTGCGAACAGACGCCAAGCGCGACAACCCGCAAGAACGGCAATTCCGCTTCTCCGAACAGCTCGGCGACGAGTTCTATCGTCAGCTCTGCGTCGAAGTGTTTGACCCGCACAAGCAACGCTACGAAAAGCCGCAAGGCTCACGTAACGAAGCGCTCGATCTCATGGTGCTCTGCATCGCCGCCGCGCACCACACCAACATTCGCATGGACAAGATGCGCGACACCGACTGGGATGCGCGCATGAAGCTCCACGGTCAGGGTCGCACCATGGATCTGCTCGCCACTGACGGTGGCGCGATCAAGCCCGAGCCCGTTCTCGTCACCCCGCTGTCCGGCTCGCTCGACAGCCTCAAAGCTCTCATGTCGCGGCAGCACAAAAGCACGCCGTCCAAGCTGTAAATCAATCTCACCGCGATTCCAAAAATGGCCTACGACTGTATTGCTGCGCAAGCTGAGCTTGATGCCCTAAAAGCCGCCTACATGGCCAAGCTCACCGGCAAGATGATCGCGGGTGCCACCTATGGCGACACGGCCACCACGTTTGCCGCCACCAGTACCGCCGCGCTCAAAGAAGCCATCGCCGAAAAACAAAACGAAATGTTCGCCGCCGGCTGCGCACTCACCTCCGGGAAAACAGCCATGCCACGCATCGCCCAGCCCAGCCTCGGCAGTGGTCGCTACTGATGTCTTTGCCCATGTCGAATATCCGCGTCGCTCGCCCGTGGGGCTCAGGCGCACGCATCGCTGATGCATCGCATCTCGCGCCTATCGCCATTGACGACACGCCGCAGCCCAACGCGCTCGCCTATCGCGGCGCGGGCACGGTGGAAAAAACGCTCTCCGCATGGTCGCGCCGCAACTACAGTGTTGACAGCGCCATCCTGCCGAACAAGCGCATAATCGAAGGCGGCGTCGGCGATCTCGTCCGCAACAACGGCTTCGTCGCCGGGCTGCGTCAAACCAATGTCGACAACATCATCGGCCCGCGTGGCTTGCGCCTCGGTGCCAAGCCCGACTACATCGCGCTCGGTCGCGACGAAGCATGGGCCGAAGAGTGGGCTCGCAATACCGAGAGCAAGTTTCGGCTCTACGCGAATGACCCCAACGAATGTGACGTGGCTGGTCTGCACGACTTTGCCGACCAGCAAACCATTCACTACTTCAACACCTTTGAATTCGGTGACGCCTTCTCGCTGCCGATGTGGGTGCCAAGTCGTCCCGGTCGCAAATGGTCGACGGCATTTCAGGGTATCCAGCCGCCCCGCGTGCGCAACCCGCTCGCCACGCTAGACAAAGCCAATTTCCGCGCCGGTATCGAGACCAACGAATACGGCGAGCCGATCAAATACCACGTTGCCGTCCGCAATCCTGACGACAGCAACGCCTTCGGCGACTGGACCAAGCGCTATCAAACGGTAGCCGTCGATGCGCGCACCGCATGGGGTCGCAAGCGCATGATCCACCTGCTCAAGCGGCAGCAGTTCGGGCAAACACGCGGCATCTCCCCGATGGCCCCGCTGATCGCGCTGTGGAAAGAAGCCGACATGTTCAAGGATGCTGTCAGCAAACAGCAAATCCTCACCAACTTCATCGGCCTCATCATCGAGAGCACCGATGAGAACCTGCTGCAATATTTCGGCGGCAGCAAAGACGATGTCACCGCCTACCTCGAATTGATGGCAGGCCGCGCCAGCCCTGATTTCAACGGCGGCGGCAATGTCCTGCAACTCAAGCCCGGTGAAAAAGCGACCATGGTGTCGCCCAATCTGAACGGCGTGCAGATCGACGCGTATTTCGACTATCTGCTGCAAGAGCTGCAAGCCGGCAGCAACCTGCCGCACGAACTACTCACCAAGGATTTCAGCAAATCCAGCTACGTCGGCATCCGTGCCGGTCTCGCCGAAGCGGTGCGCTTTTTCAAGGGCGACCGCGAATGGCTTGCGACAGGGTTCTGCCAACCGTTCTACGAACTGTGGTTGGAAGAGGCCGTTAATAGCGGCGAGGTAGAAGCCCCCGGCTTCTACGAAAACATCAGCGCCTACAGCCGTGCCAAATGGCTCGGCGCGCAATACAGCTTCACCGATCGCGTCAAGGAAATAACCGCCTCCGTCATGGCCATTGAGAGCTGTCTCAGTGACTACGAGGAAGAAATCGGAATGATTCGCGGTGAAGACTGGCGCGACGTGTTCGCCCAAGCCGCTCGTGAAAAAGCCTACGCCGAAAAGCTCGGCTTGAGCATCGTCGCCGGACCGGTGGCCATCGCTGCCGCCGGTGCGCCGCAGATGGACGGTAATAACCCGCTGTCCGAGCCTCCACCACCGAACAAAAAAAGGTAGCCATGCACTACGCGCGCATCGCCTCGCGGCTGTACAACACCCCGCTGCTCATCACGCCCGAAGCCGGCGATGCCGTCAGCATGTTTCTCAAAACACGCATCGGCGGCGTTGACATCGCTCCAGGCTTGCTCGACACCGGCGCTGATCAAGCGGTTCAGTACAGCGCGGCCAAAGGTCGCAAGCCCTACAGCGTGCAAGACGGCATTGGCATCATTCAGGTGAGCGGTGAGCTCGTCAACCGCGGCGCATGGATCGGCGCGCAATCGGGGCTTACCAGCTACGAAGGCATCATTGCCCAGCTAAAGGCCGCCGGTGCCGACGCCAGCGTCAACGGAATCATGATGATCATGGACACGCCCGGTGGCGAAGCTGCGGGTGTGTCGGACGTGTCTGCCGCCATGAAGGCCGCAGGCAAGCCAGTCTGGGTGCTCGCCAACACCATCATGGCCAGCGGCGGCTACTGGTTGGGTGCCGGTGCCGACAAGATTGGTGCCGTCAAGGATGCCCGCATCGGCTCCATCGGTGTCGTCTGGATGCACGCAGATCGCTCCGGTGAATTGGCCGCCAAAGGTATCAACGTCACCGTCGTGCAAGTAGGTGCCAAAAAGACGCAGTTCTCGCAACTCAACGCCCTCTCGCCCGAAGCGAAAAAGCAAGCCGAGGGCATCATCCTTGACATCTACAACGAGTTTGTCGCTCACGCTGCCGCTGGTCGCGGGCTCAGTTTAGACGCCGTCAAAGCCACCGAAGCCGACATATTCACCGCCAAAGAAGCAAAAAAAATCGGCCTCATTGATGCCATCGTCACCCAAGATCAATTTCACCTCGCCATGGTCGCGGCCATGCGCAAGGGCAAGCCTATGGGAGCGCCATCCGGCAAACCCGCGGGCAATTCTTCCGTATCCGCGATCCTTAAACCCACGTCTACATTGAAAGGACCCACCATGTCTGGTGAATTTATCCATACCGCCGAAGACTTGGCGCAAGCCAAAGCCGAGGCCATCGCCGCCGGTCGTGAAGCGGGCGTACAAGCAGGCAAGGCCGATGCGCTCAAAGTCGGTGCCGCTGCCGAACGTGAACGCATCAGTGCCATCATGAACAGCGACGAAGCCAAGGGCCGCGGCAAGCTCGCCACACACCTCGCGCTGTCTACCGACACCTCGATCGACGCCGCCAAATCCATCCTGAGCATGAGCGCCGAAGAGCCCGCTGCCGCAGCAGTATCCGACAGCCTCAAGCCGCCAAAAAACCTGCTTGATGCCGCAATGGGTAAGGGCGAAAACGCCAATGCTGATGTAGGCGCAGATGTCGGCGGAAAAGTCGATTCCGGCAACGGCAAAGCGCTCACTGCTGCTGAAAAGGCGGCCGACATTCGCGCTCGTGCCGAAGCGCAACACGGCAAGCCGCAAGCTGGTATCCGCTAGGCGCGTTCCCCGCCGCCGTATCCATCGCGCGGTCCTCGTTTTCTCCTGTCCCTCCGCCTTCGCGTTCCGACACCGGGCGTCACTTTTGCGCGCCTGCTGATAGCCGATCACTCTTTCACAAGGAATTTCATCCATGACCACGGAAATCTATCCGCGTCGCTACGCAAGCACCAGCGCTGACACCGTCGCAGTCGACACTGCGCTCCTGCTTGGCCCATTCCGCACGATGGTGTACGACATGCCGTCGAACACCGCCATCGTGCAATACCAGCTCGTGAAGCTCGCGGCCTCCGCGCTTGCGGTCATCGCAGGCGCGCCAAGCGCCGGCGACATCTGCGGTGTAGCAGTCGAAGCGGTCGATAACTTGACGGCAACTGCCGCGCAAGACCGTCGCGCAACGGCTGTCGTCTACGTGCTGGGCGAATTCAACGAAAACAAGATCGTTGTCACCGGCAGCACCGTCGCTGCATGGCGCGCCGTGGCCAACGCCTCCGGCATCCAGATTGTGCCTGTGCTCGCCTTCCCAGGCTAGTCCGGTCCATCACCTTCAAACCTGATTACAAGGAATTTCAGCAATGGCACATGACACCTATGGTTATGAAGAGTTGATGGCGCTGGTGGACAACACCAAGCCGCAACCGTTCTTCATGCTTGAGCAATACGTCACCAACAGCTTCGTCTCCCGAGCCGACAAAATCAGCTTCGACGAAGTGTTTGAGGATGTCCGCATCGCCCCGTTCGTATCCCCGGTATCCGACGGCGACTCGGTCATCCACGGCGGCTACACCGTGCGCGATTTCACGCCGGCGTACATCAAGTTGGACGATCCGATCACCATCCAGCAAATCTCCAACCGCGCGCCAGGTCAGGCGCTCAACACGGCCATTGACCGCCTGAGCAATCTGGAGCAAGGTATTGTCATGCGCTTGGCGCAACACCGCCGCTCCATCCTCACCCGCCTTGAATGGATGGCGTGGCAATATGCGCGCACCGGTGGCTACGCCGTCAGCGGCCCCAAATACCCGACGGTAAACCTCAGTTTCGGTCGCAACGCGGGCAACACGGTTGCGCTTGCCGGTGCCGACTTGTGGTCTGCCCCGCTGACGGCCACACCGCTGGATGACTTTCAGGACTGGTCGTCGGTGATGATGCTCGCGCCGCGGGGTCTGGCCGGTGTCAACGTCATCATGCGCTCCACGGTGTGGAACAACCTCATCAAAACGACGCAGTTCAAAGAGGCGTTCAACATATTCAAGCCCACCGGTGGTGTGCTGCCCAATATCTCGCCAACGCTCGCCAACTACGTCTCCTACAAGGGCGAATACGGCCAGTTCCGCCTCTGGGTGGTCGACACCACGTATCTGGATGCGACCGGCACGCAGCAATACTTCCTGCCGAACAATGAGGTCATCATGGCCGCAGTTCCGGGCGACGAGATGGGTCTGACCAAAGCCTTCGGCAAGATCGAAAGCCTCAAGGCCGTCCGTGAGGGCGACCCAATGATCGACATCTGGCACAACCACTACGTCACCGACGACGGCGACAGCGAGTGCATCAAAACGCACTGCGCGCCGCTCATCGTCGGCAAGCGCGTTGACAGCTTCCTGAAAGCTACTGTTCAGGCGTAGCACACGCGCCTGATCGTCATAGTTTCCGCCGAATCCTCCTCCTTTTCGGCGGGCTCTCCACGGGGTGGCTCTTACCGGTCGCCCCGTTTCTTATTCACGTGTTACCCAGTGAGGTTTTCATGCTCAGCGCAATCAACCGCGTCAAGGTCAACGGCAAATACATCGCGCCCGGCGACCCGCTACCAAAAAACATGTCGGCTGAAGACAAAAAGTACCTGCTTGACCAGGGTGCCATCGGCGACGATGACAGTGCTGGTAAAAAATCTGCTGCTGACAAAGCAGCCGCTGAAAAAGCAGCCGCTGATGCTGAAGCCGCCCGCATCGCCGCAGAAGCTGCTCAGAAGGCACGCCTAGTCGCCCTGCCACCCGCCTAACTCGTTCATCGCATGATGTGGAATCCGACCATCACCCGCGACGCCCTGCGCGCCGCGGGCATGACGGTGCCTTGCGATTTCACGGTCGGTGGACTTCCCTTTCCAGGCATCCACGTCAAATGGTTTCAGCCGGACAAGCTCTACCTTGATGACGCCAGTCAGCAAACCAACTATCACATCGAGTTCTGGACAGAGGATCTGCCCGGCATCGGTGTGGGTGACACGCTCGTCACGGACGGTCAGCAATATGAGCTGATTAACATGCCCGGCTTCTCCGAGGGGAAGTCCGGCGGTCACTACTCCACGGTTCGCCTCAAGGCAACCGACCGAACCTATCCGAAGCGGCCTATTCTGTTTCCGGGTGGCACGATCCCGTCGCCGCCGTCTTCGCCCAGTCCTGCGCCCGGTGTTGGACTGTTGTCCACGTGGCTTGTCACTGTGGACGGTGCGCAAAGCATCACCGTCTCCAGTACCGTAACCGCTGTCCCGTTCATCACCATCAATGGGTTGATCCAGCCGCAGGGCAGTTACAGCTTTGCCGCCCCGGTCATCACCTATCCCGGCACGTTGAACATCCTCTCGGGTGACACCGTTGGCGCGTTCCTAGTCGTCTAAAAGTAATCCCTCAAGGAATCTCATGGCTCAATCCCTGATTCGCGGCAGTACGCAAATACTCGACGCGTCGATCACCGCCGCCAAGTTCGTTGCCTCACTCAATCTGGCCACGGCGCAATTGCAGGACGGTGCCAACTTCATCCAGCGCGGTGGCTCGGTCGCCTTCACGGCTGACCAAAGCATGGGCGGCTTCAAACTGACCACGCTTGCGGATGCCGTCAACCCGCAAGACGCGCTCAACCTGCGCACCGGTCAAGCGATGATGGCCGGCATCGGCGTCACCGCCCGAGTGCGCGGCGTCGCGACCACCAACCAGGCATTGACCGGTCTACCGACCAATGACGGTATCACCTATACCGCTGCGCAGATCATCCTGCTCACCGCCCAGTCCACCGCATCACAAAATGGCCCATGGGCCGTCGCATCGGGCGCATGGACGCGGCCGACATTTTGGGCCGCAGCCTCAAGCCAAAAGTCTGCCCTGTTTTATGTGGACGAAGGCACGGTTAACGCCGATACCAAGTGGACCACCATCACCGATGGCGCGATCACGGTTGACACTACGTCTGTGACGATCACTAAAGATACGACAGGAGCGAACTACCTTGCGGGTAACGGCATCCTGCTGACCGGCAGTACGTTTTCCACCAAGCTTGGCAACGCGCTTGCGTTTGATGGATCAAACAACATCACCATCACGCCGAACGGCACCAGTCTCAACGTCGGCGCGAGCGGCATCAAGATCACCGACGGCACGCCGGGCCAAATCCAGTTGGCAGGCTCCGGCAATGCATTCGCGGCGACCACCGTTACGGGGGATGTCACGATCAACAGCGCTGGTGTCACTGCGGTCAATAACACCGCAGGCACCGGTTTCCTTAAATACGGCAACGTGGTGGCTAACGAAACGCCCGGCGGCGCTATCAATGGCAGCAACACGGCACATACGCTTGCATTCACTCCGCAAGCGTCAAGCCTTCAGTTGTTCGTGAACGGTCAACTCCAGGAACCCGGTTCCGGCAACGACTACACCATCAGTGCCGCTGCAATCACCATGCTGTTCGCCCTGACCACGGGCGACAAGCTGCGTGCCTACTACATCAAATAATCATGGCTGAGCCCATTAACGACGTAAATATCCCCGCTGAAAAAGTCATCTCCCAGCTCGGCGACGAGCTTGGCATATTGAGCGTCATCGTCGTGCAAAAGACGTTAAAGCTTGCTGCTGCATTGCAAGAGCTCAGCCGCGTCAATGCAGAAAACGAGGGTCTGCGATCGCGAGTGCTGGCGCGCGACGCAGATGTAGCCGCCCTGCGTGAACAAGTCGTTGCCAAGCGCAAGAAATAGCGAATCGTGGCACGTACCCAAGCTAACGGCTCCCAGATAGCCGATGGTTCAATCCAACGCAGTGATCTAGACGCGACCACTGCTGGTGCCGCGGTCGTCCGTAGGCTTATCGCTGGCACGGGGGTGACGTTTTCCTCGACGGGCCCAGATGTTGGCACGGGTGACGTGACCATCAATGCGGCCAGCAGTGGAGTAGCCGCCCCAGTCGTAGCCCGTATGTACCGAGGAACGACGCAGTCAATCCCTTCTGGTGCAGGGTGGACAGACTTGTCATGGAGCGCCGCAGCGTATCAAGTCAATGGTACGTTTTGGACATCAGGGGCTACGATCACGATTCCTGAGACTGGGTACTATCAGCTAAGCGCGTCAGCAGTTTTCGATGGTGCTAATTTAGCAACCACAAATCGTGACGTTTACATAAGAGCGCTTTTGAACGGCTCGACCATTATCGGAGCTGCCAACTCGCCGATTGCTGCCCTGCCCGTAGCAGAAATAGTGCGAGTGTCAATAAATGAGCTTTATTCGTTCACGGCAGGCGCCACGGTACTCATACAGGCAAACCATTCTGAGCCAAGTGGTGCTTTGGACGTTATAACCCAAGGCTCCTACAGTCCAGAAGTAATGCTGCAAAAGGTCAATGGGGCCAAGGGGGATACGGGGGCTGCCGGAGGGCTGACTACAGGGATCGCAACGATTGACTTTGGGGTGTTTCCTGGGGCTAACGAGGCGTCGGTAGTAGTGACGGGACAGTCCTCTATCCTATCTGGGTCAGCGCCTTCAGCGCAGATCATGGCGGTTGCAAACGGGGCCACGACTGCCGACGATGCAGCGTACGTTTCAACGCTTTGCGGGGTTGCATGCGGAGCGCCTACAGCGGCCTCAGGATTTACGATTAACGCTCGAAGCGAGCATAAATTACAAGGTCCGGTCAGCGTTCGCTGGTTCTGGGCCTAACCAAGAGATGGATCATGGCACTTGATGCAATCGTACGCGGTGTTTCCTCCGGGACCGGCCAAGAAGTCGATACCAATAACAACGCAAAAGTGAACTTACCAACGGCTGTGGCCCAAGCCGGGTTTGGCGCTTTGGCGGGCGAGTATGACGATGGCACGGTGACTGGGGCACGCGCCGTTAACAAAGCAGCGGTGACAGACAATCGGCGTGTGCAGGTATCAGCGCCCACTATGATGATGAGCAAGACCTTTCTTGGGTCGTTAAATTCTGGGTACTGGCACCAGATAGCGACAACGCAAACAGCGGCATCAAGCGTTGGGATATTTACGCTCAACAACGGTAACGTCACGACGGCATCAACGGGTAGCGGGGTGCAAAGCGCGCAGGTATTTCCGGTACTGATGGGGGCGTCAATATCGGCTGAGTGGGACGTGTATTTGACAAGCCTACCTGTGGTTAACAACACAGCAGAGTGGGGGGTGTTTAACTACGCAACGTCACAGGGTGCAGCTACAGACGGGGCGTACTTCACTTTCAATGCAGCGGGCGAGTTCCGCTGCGTGTTGATGACAAACTCAGTCCCATCCCAATCGCCGACGCTTAGCGCGGCGACGCTTGCTCCGATCAACGTGATCAAGAACTACCGCATCGTGCTCAGCGACGACGGGGCATCATTTTTCATCAACAACGTTCGGGTTGCGTTTGTTGCCCGCCCAGCGGGTAACGGTTTTTCTACGCTCAACACGTCGCTTTTTATGTCCGCAAGGACGTACACGGCCCCCAGCGCTCCGTCAACTGCGACGCAACTCAAGCTCGGAGCGGCAGCTGTGTGGGTTGAAGAGGCGCTGAGCGCTCGGCCCTATGTTTACACGTTGGGAGGACAAGGCGGGCATGGGGCGTACTCGCAGGACGGCAACGCAATAGGGCAGACAGCTGCGTACACAAATAATACTGCTCCGACCCCCGCAGTGCCGACAAACACAACGGCGGCGCTTGGTGCGGGGCTGGGCGGGCACTTCCTCGCTACGGCCACAGCAGTGGTCAATACTGACTTGATCATCTCAAGCTATCTGAACCCCGTAGCCAGTTCGAGCAACACAGGTAGAAATCTCTACATCAATGCCGTGTGGATTGAAACATACGTGCAGACTGCGCTGACCGCAGGCGGGCAGAACATCGTTTGGTATCTGTCGGTAGGGACCAATGCGATCAGCGAAGCGACTGCTGAGAGCGCGACGGTTAAAGCACGCCGGGTAATTCCACTCGGGGTCCAGACGGTCGCGGCCGCAGCAACAGCGTTGACTCAGGCGGCGCGCATCCAAGTGGCTCTCTCCGGCGTTGTGGTCTACCCCAACGAGTACGTGAAAGTGTGCTGCCGGTATGTGGGCACAGCAGCTTCTGCGGGCGCGTATGGGCACCTGATTGGTATTGACTCGTTGAACGAATAAGGTAAACACTGATCTTGACCCTGACCGCTAACCCCGCAACCCACTGAAAGACAATAATCCCCATGGCTCCTACCAATGCCACGACCGGTTACCTCCTCGTTCCTGTTTCGACGGGCAAACCCGACGCGGCACCTCCTAATGTTCCCGGCTATGCATCACTGTGTTTTGATGAAGATGGTGTTTTGTGGATCGGGCTGAGCGGCGGCTGGCAGAAGCTCGCCTACACAAGCTAATTTGCCGTTGATCTAGCTATGCCGAGTCTCCACCACCAAGCCCTGCTAGAGCTCGAAACCCGCGTCACCGCGCTGGGCGGTTGGGGGGCGGGTGGTGTGCAACGGTCGGCCACCTTTGCGGTTGAGCGTATGCAGCGTCCCGCCGCGCGCATTGTCGCTGGCGTGGTTGATTTTGAGCATGGCAGCAACCTCTGCGAATGGCCGATGACGCCGGTGGCGACCGTGTCAATCACAGCTGACACCGATACGCAACTCGACACGATATGGCTCGCCTTTTGCGCTGCGCTCAAACCGCCGTGGACCACGCCCGGCCTCAAGCGCGTATTGCCTATGAGTCTGGCATACGCCCAGGCCGAGCATGATGCCACCGCCTATCAGGTGCAAATCCGGCTCAAATTCCAGTTCGGGCCTATCGTCGCCTACGCGCCCGACCAAAGCAAGTAACGCCCCTCCCTCTACCGCCGCGTAATCCAAGCGCGTTCCCGCATCGCAACTCGCGGTGCATTCACCTATTCCAAGGAAGCCCTCATGTCCCATGCCGCCCAAGTAGCAGCAGGCGAAGCCATGCCCGAATGTGGTCGCTACGAACTGCTCAAAGATCACGAAGACAACGGCGTCCCCTACCACGCTGGCGAAGTGCTTGAGTTCACCTGCGAAGAGGTGGCCTTCCTCAAGCCGCACGGCGTGATCTGGGCGCCGTCGCCTAAGCCTGTCACCCGCAAGCGTCTGCTGCTCTCGCCGTGTGCCGGCTGCGGCGCGCATCTCGTCAGCGACGCCGACGCCATGGCCGCTGACGCTGCCGCAGACACCGCTTCCGCCGCCTGATTCACGCGACGCCCGTCCCCGCTCTTTCCGCGTTCCACGCGTCGCTCAATCGAGTGCCGCACCGCTCATCTCCCCAAGCGCTTTAACGGAAAGGCCCTGACCCATGAAATATGCTTTTTACGGCAACCTGCAAATCGGCGAAATTGATACCTCGCTTGCTGCCAGCCCCACCAATCTGTTTGCGCAAGTCCGCAAAACCTTCAACCCAGGCTGTGAGGAAACGCTCGAAATTGATTCCAAGTCTGATGTGTTCGAGTCCTACAACGGGTGTACCGGCATTGAATTGCTGGCCTTCTCGCGTACCAAGCGCCGCACCTCTTCGCTGAAGGCATCGTTCTCGGATGCCACGCTGCAGGGCTTGCGTGCGTTTATGTCCGGCACCGATATGGCTGCTGACGTGTCGGCCGTAACCGTTACCAGCCGCACGCTCAATTCCGCCACCGGCGCTGCCGTGTACGCGTTGGGTGACTATGCAGGCCTCGGCGTGATGAATATTCTGGCGCTGTCCCTCACCGGCAACGCCATCGCGCTTGTCGCCGGTACCGACTACGAGCTGGATCCGGTGTTCGGCACCATCCGCTGGCTGGCCAACATCACGGGCCCCGTGGTCGCCGCCAGTTTCACCTATCAAAACCCGCGTGGTACCGCGCTGTTTAACGCAGCGCAAAAAGACTACGTCGTGATGATGAACGGCTACAACGCCGATGGTGGCGCGCCAGGGCAATTCGCCGGCTACAAAGTCAAGCTCGCGCTGGACGGCACATTCGCCCTATACACGACTGAGCAAAGCACCATCAACTGCTCGGGCGCGATGCAGGCTGACAGCAACAAAGCCGCCGGTGGCCTATTGGGTCAGCTCGGCTTCATCCGTGGCTTCGGTCTGCCGGCGTACGTTTAACGGCGGTCGCTAATCCGCGCGGCACTCACGCCGCGCGTCAATCAATGTCCGGCAGATGGGGTTTGCACTCCCCTGTCTGTCGGGCGCCCCTCACCAGCGCTGCCTGCGTCGCGCGTGGTGGGCGCAGCGCCTCCGCTTGGAACGCGGGGGGGTGCTGCTCCCTCCACGCGCGATGCGCGCCATCGCGCCCGTGTTCCATCTCACTGCGTTCCAATCATGCAAACTCAAATCACCATCCCGGTCGGCACCCGCCCGGTGACTGTTCACGAGCTATCTGTCGGGCAAATCCGCGCATGGCTGCGCGGCGAAGAGCTCAAGGCCGTTGCG